ATCTTTTTCATCTTTCAGTTCTTTTTTAATATCTTTTACTACAGACTTTGTACTATCTAGATCCCCTATTACTTCACTCACCATATTCTCAAGACTGGCGTTATCTTCTATTAACTCTTCTTTCTCAGCTTCTAATTTATTAACGCTGTTAGTCAATTGCTTATTTGCAGTAGTAAGCTTTTTGTTCTCTCCTGTGAGATGTATATTGTCCTCAACTACTACAACATGACTGTGGCCACTTGAAAAAATCTGAATACAGATGATAGCAATAAATGCTATTCCAACTATAGCAAGTTTCTTTTTCATTTTTTACCAAATAGCATCAACACGGTTTCTTTTAAGCTTTTTGAGCTTTCAGTGCTTTCTTCTAGTTTCTTTTCTAAGTCATCTCTGTAATCACCTTCTAGCTCTTCTACTCTTGCTTTTAAATCTTCTTCACTCTTAAGAAGTTTGTTTAAAAACATCCAGCATAAGTAACCAAGTGCTAAGACTGCAAAGCCTAAAACTCCGTACTGAGTCAATACTTCAAAAGGACCAAAAGACATTACTTTCTAGTTTTTCTTTTTACTACTTTCTTCTCTGTAAGCTCTTTTTTCATCTTTTTGTTCTCATCAAGATATCTCTTGATAAATAACCAAGCTACGTAGCCTAAAGCTAATACTGCCAATCCTAGAGGACCGTAGTCTGCTAGTTGTCCAAACACACCAAAGTCTGGTGTTGTACTTACTGCTGTTGTATCCATTATGATCTCATTATTAATTGTTTAACTGCATCTGATAACTCCCCCACGCTCTTAGCCAGATTTTTAATTTCTAACTGTGTTTGTTCCTGGATAGCTTGGTACTTAAGTCGAGACTCTTGTTCTACTAACTCAATTTTACCTTTAAGTTTACCTAGGTTTTCTGTGTTATTTCTCACGTCGCTGTGTATCATTTTTAGAAAATATCCGATGATACCAACTGCTGCTACTAAGCCATATTGTAAAATCTGCGTTAAATACATTAGATGCGTTTTAAAAAGGTTCTATAAATTATGTATATAAGTAAAAGTATAATGAAAGTAATAAATACTCCATTAACTACATGTTGAAGCTTTGCTCCAAATGTAGTTTTAACTTTAGGCTTCTCGTAATATTTTATAGGAATTGTTCTTGTGATAACTTTGTCGATGTAGACTGTATCACATTGGCCTTGGATATAGACCTTCTTTTCTCTATCCATCCAAACTTTAACCTTTAATTGATCTTGTTGGAGGAAAATGGTGTCAAATAATGACTCCACGTTGACAACAGTGTCAACCTTTACTTCGGGTACTACTATTCTGATAGTGTCACGCACGACGACACTATCAGTAGTAAGTAACTCAGGATGCTTAGTAATTAAGCGATCAAATCTAGTCTTTGGACTGCATGCTAGCAGCGGTAGTAGAATCAATAGACTCCATAGAATTTTTTTCATTTCCTTGTTCTTGAGCAAGCGTGTTCAAGAAGTTAATTAAAGGAAGTCCTAATTTAGTAGGCATCTCACTGATGTAAGCTTCTAAATTTTTTAAGTGTTCTTCATTTAAAATAATCTGTCTTGGTGCTTGTTGATTTTGATCTGCTGCCATTTTTTATTTATTAAATTAATATTATACCAAATGCATTCTCCTTGCATTTGTTTACAAAGTTATTATTTTCTACTCAACTCGCAAATTGTTTAGAAACTAATTTTAGTTTTAAGAAATAATTGTAACTCCTAAATATTCCGCAACGTAATCGTCAACGACTGAGTTGTCACGCCCCCATTCAGCAAATTGTTCTTCCGTCATTTGGTAGCGTCCATCGGTTAGGATTTTGCCATCATCGGTAAGCAATCGGTAATAAGTACTTGCGGTTGTTGCATCTGTCATAAATGCTTCTACTAGTACCGTTAAGAATGTCGCAGTACCTTCGTTAAGTGGATATACGATTGGTTGAATCGCTACTCCGTTTGTGTTTGTTTCCATATTATAAAGATGTTATTGTTTCCCACGCGGACGCAGTTCGTACGCATAGTTTGTTTAAAGTTGAATCGTACACTACCAATCCCGCAGCGGGTGTTGCAATGGCGTTCTTTTCAGTTGTTGTCATTCGTGGAGGAAGAAAGCCTTTTGTTGTACTTACTAATTCAAATATAGATGATGCGACAGAAACTGTTGATTTCCCTATTGACATCGTAGAAGCTGCTGTTCCATTTCCATTCCTTACAACAATATTACCTAAATCTAAATAATAATCTGAACCTGCTGAACCCGTTCTTGTTGCAGTTGAACTTCTTACAAATAAAACTCCATCATCTTGAACTCTAAAATGTTCTGTGCCTGCACTATTTTGAATTGTTAATGCTGATGTTGCCGATGTCGCTCCTGCACCTTTCACCCTCGCAGTACCATTAACGTCAAGCTTGTATCCTGCGTCTGTGGTGGTGTTGATTAGGAAATTTCCCGTTGTCGTTGCGAACCTTGCTCTTTCCGTACTTGATGCACCCGTTTCAAATGCCAAAACATTTAAAGCGTTTACAAATAGATTTCCACCTCTTGAAACTAAAGCAACTGAACTAGGTGCTAATGATAAATAACTATTTGAATTTTGACTAATTAAAGTAATATTTGATGTACTTGATATTGGAGTAATTGTAGTAGCTCCACCCGTGGTCGCTATGTTAACTCCGAATGTTGTGCTTCCCGATTGAGTAAAACGTACATTTCCATTCACTTCTAGAGGTACATTTGGTGTCGAAGTTCCAATCCCCAACCTTCCATTCGTATTATCCCAGTACAATGAGGAGCTACCTGTAAGCTTTCCTAATGAATCAGAGAAAGATACCATACCTGTAGTAAGTATAGATGATGCTCCTTGTAATAAATTATTAGTAGCTCCATCTCCTATATATACTCTTTTCGTATCTGTAGTGAATAACAATTCACCTGCAATACCTGTAGGTAGATTTACTTGTAAGCCTCTTTTTATTTGTAATGTATTAGGCATGTTTGTTAGCTATTAATTTACACAAATTTACGAATTCTTCTTGAGTATAACTTTGCTTCATATAGTTGACTTGCTTTATGACAAGCTGAACATTATCTAGTGTATAATCTAAATCACTATTTATTCTGTCCATGCTCATGTCAAAAGTATCTTCATCTATTTTCATAGCCGAACCACTTAATGCGCATAGTCCATTTTGTTTATTATACAATTCTATGAATTCTTCGTAAGTAATTTTAAATTCTTTATCTCTAGTAAGAGCCCCTGCCCTCCATGTTTTATACAATCTTGTTGTGTGGAATGAAAATGGATCATTAAGTCTTTTCTTAGTCTTTCTTCCAAACATAGCGGCTTTTGCCTTATCGGAAGTCCCCCTCCTGCCTATCTTAATTCCTTGTTGCTTCATTTTAAGATAGAAACCCCCAACACTATACCCTTCCATTTTTGCTATGTCTTTAACAAGTAGATTAGGATCTGTTAAGTCATATTTACTTAAATCAATTGTCTTCATTAGAAAGCCCCCATATCTAAATTGGCATAAAGTATATTTGTAGTTGAGTCGAAAAATAGATTTGTACTTTGCTGAACCACATTTCCTACTCCTTGAAATAATATTCTGCCAACAGTACCCGAAGTAATAGGAGTAGTGCCTATCGTAACACCTGTAGATATAGTCCAAGATCTATTAGCAGTTAAATCCTGAGTAACGCCATTAATAGTAAGTGCTCTAGATGTGGGAGTATAACTACTTAATGCATTATATTGTACAAAAGGGTTAGCACTAATGTTAGTAAAATCTGCTAAATCATAAGATAGAGGATTAATTGCTGATCCAGTTATTATATTAACTTCAATTAGATTAGGAGTAGTATTAATTTCTACTCTTTCTTCTGTAAGACCTACTGATATATCTATACTTTCGCTCATCGTGTAATATCATTTATAACTGTAAATTGCCCTGATACCCAAGTTTTCACTTCACCTGATGGGAAAGTAATCTCTATATCATATAGATAAACGTTAGGTTCTAAATTTAGAATCATCTCGTTAATCTTAAAAGCTCCATCTAGTTCACTTGTAATAGTAATTCCTGCGTTACTAGTAGAAATTAAATTTAAGTAAACTGTACCTCCTGGACTTCTACGTAACTGCATGTGGATAATAGCACCTGTTAAATTAAGTGGTAATCCATCTTTATTTATCTGAAAGGGTACTTCAGCAAAAGTATCTCCTCGTTTAGTGCTAAAATTTAACATATTTTAATTAATTAAATGGAGAAGGTGTAGGTTTAGCTTTATATTCGATTAGTTCAAGGTCTTTAACCCACATAGTGTCAGGATTAGAAGTTGACTGCATTTCTTCTACTGAAATAATCCAATTGTCGTTTATGTCTTGAATAGGATTGTAAATTGAATCTGCTGAGTAGTAAACTCCGACTAATTCGTCTTTCTCTACTTCTGTCAACAATGCTACTAATGTAGTCTTGTCCTCTGTTGTTATGTCTGCTAGTTTCATACTTGTTCTTTAAATTTC